ACGCCTTCGCGCAGTTCTTTGGCACCGGTGAGGTAGAAGTTGCGCCAAGGCCCACTTTCCGCCTGGTAACCTAGCTGCTCAAGAGCATCCGCTTGTAGGTTCTTCGCTGCCTGACTGCTCGGGTTGGCGAATACCGCATGGTTAACGACTTCGGCGACCCAGCGGAACTCTCCCTTATCGAAGTATTCTTTGGCCTTCTTCAGAAGCGCCTCTTCACCCCCCATCATTTCCACGTAATGCTTGGCGCCTTCTTCCGGGGGGAGTTCGTTCAGCGTTGCCGGATTACCGTTAAACCAACCCAGATACAAAACGTACGTGGCTTTGACGTTGTGGTTCACCGAACCGTAATAGCCACGGTTGGAGAACTTATTGGCGATCCCTTTCGGCAATTTAAATTGCTCGGCGATCTCGACCATGGTGTAGCCCTTGTTGGCAAGGCGCAGGGTTTCGTCATTGATATAACGGTACATGTCGCGCTGAGAAGACAGTTGCTCGCGTACTTCTTTATTGCCCCAAACTGGCCAGTGATGCATGGCGTACATGACCTGGACATCATCGCCCCACAACTTCAGCGTCTCGTTCAAGTATTTCGACCAAGCCAACGGATCGCGGATTTTCGCTCCACGCAGCGAATACGTGTTGTGCAACGTATGTGTGGAGTCTTCGGCAGTGTTTAGCGCTTTCTTTTCCTTGATGTAATAAAGCATTTCAGCTGGCGCTTCGCTGCCAGGTGCATACAGGAACTGATAGGTCAGGCCATCAATGACATGAGTTTCGCCAGTGGTCTTGATAATGTCGGTTGGCGGAATCAGCGTTACCGTACCGGCTGATGTGGTGGTGCCCAGACCCGCGCCCAGTTGGCCCGTCGGTGTCGGGGGAAGCAGGTTGCCGTACATGTAGCTCGCACGACGACTCATGGCATTGCCTGCCATCACGTTTTCGGCGACCGCATGTTCAATGAAGCCTAGAGGGGCATAAATCTTCACCTTGCCGGCTTTAACATCTTCCTCGTTCACCACACCGCGTACACCACCGTAATGGTCGATATGGCTATGGGTATAGATGACGGCCACGACTGGTTTCTTTGGCCGATGCTGATAGTAAAGCTCGAGTGCTGCCTTGGCTGTTTCGGTGGAGATCAGTGGGTCGAAAACAGTGATGCCGTCCTTGCCCTCGACGATGGTCATGTTGGACAGATCGTAGTTACGCACCTGGTAGATGCCATCGGTGACTTCGAACAGCCCGGAAATGTTGATCAGTTGAGACTGGCGCCACAGACTTGGATTGGTGGTGTCCGGTGCGGCCTCACCTTCCTTGATAAAGTTATACTTACCAGGATCCCAAATGACATTGCCCGAAGTGCCCTTGATTACTGTCGATGGCAACGGGGCAATAAAGCCCTTGTGCGCCAGTTCGAATGAGGTTTTGTCATTGAACGGCAGCTCTTTGAGCAACGCATCATTGGCTGTTTTTGTGGATTGCGTTGCCGGTTTCGGCTTCTCAGCTTCCGCCGCAAACGCTTGAGATGCCAAGGCAAATGCCGCTACGAACGAGCACGTTAGCCCTACGCCTCTGAGAGGTCGAGAAACCCCATGGGAATAAATTTGAGCTATTGAATTCTTCGCCAACTTCATCGTCCGTGCTCCTTGTTAGTCGGAATGCGCTAAACCTAAAGTGATAAGCGCAGGCACAACTAAAGGTAGTAGGCACTGGGAATTTGTCGAGAAATTCATTCATTTCCTTACGTTACAGTCACATACCGAGGAAAAAAATGAGAACAGATAGACTATTTAGCGGGGGAATAACCGTCATAGGTAATTGATGAATCTGTTGATAGCACTGACCAATACGCTTCAGAAGCCGGTTCTCGAGACCCATGAATACCCGCTTGTTTCTAGTCATAACGGTAAGCCGTTCTAGACAGATGTCAGCGCTTTGAGCCGCTCCTCGAGCGCATTCTCAAAAACAATGTAGAGCCTTTCAGCATCACCAGCTCTCAGTCCACCGCAAACTTCCATGCCTAAAACGAACCCATCCGCCCTCGCCCCGGCCTTCACTGCCACGATCATCGAATCAGCACACACGATCTGCGCGAGGAGCCGTTCCGCCTCCCGCTTCATTTTTCCGTTTAGTACTACATCTTCCATCGCTATTACCTTCACTGCGACATCCAATACATCACTGATAGCACAACGGTAACCCACGCTAGGGTCAACAGAAAAGATAGTCCCGCGAGTCGCTTGTCCATAGTGACTTATCAGGTTGATGAATGACGAATCATGAGTGACGTATTGGCCAGAGGCAATAGTAACCGCACGCTACCTCTGCCGCGCCGATGCCATTAATTGGCCGTCATTCTCTAAAATAGTCCGCCAAGCGCTGCCGGTTCCCAGTTCATGATGACGAGTTCGCCGCTGACCTCTGCTTTTCCTTGGCGTTGGTTCGTATTGCTGTAGCGGATGTCCAACGTCTCAAAGTGAAAGCCTGCAAACACACTGCGGATGTCCGGGTGATCGTTGATGCTCACCATCACCTTGCCTTTGCAGCGGCGCATGAAATCGGCCATCCGTTCGTAGTTTTCGAACGGAAAGTCCACGCCGTAGCCGGCAGTCTGCCAATAAGGCGGATCCATATAATGGAAGGTGTGTGCTCGGTCGTAGCGTTCAGCGCATTCCAGCCAGGGGAGGTTTTCGACGTAGGTGCCGGACAGTCGTTGCCATGCGGCCGAGAGATTTTCCTCGATCCGCAGAAGGTTGATGGCCGGGGCAGTTGTCGCCGTCCCGAAAGTCTGCCCCGAGACCTTGCCCGCAAAGGCATGGTGCTGCAGGTAGAAGAATCGGGCGGCGCGCTGGATGTCGGTGAGAGTTTCGGGGCGGGTCATTTTCTGCCATTCGAACGCCTGTCGTGAACTGAGCGCCCATTTGAACTGGCGCACGAATTCTTCAAGGTGGTTCTGCACAACGCGGTAAAGCGTGACCAGGTCGCCGTTGATGTCGTTGAGAACTTCGACGGGCGATGGCTGGGGCTTCATGAAGTAGAGTGCGGCACCGCCGGCAAAGACTTCGACGTAGCATTCGTGTGGCGGAAAAAGCGGAATGAGGCGGTCGGCCAGGCGGCGTTTGCCGCCCATCCAAGGGATGATGGGTGTAGACATAAATAGCAAGACCTTTACTGTATGGATAAACAGGTGCTAGGCTCGCCGCGCTTTGTGCACGGAGCAAGAGCCTTGGCTGGACTTGCAGGGACATTCTGCAGGGACGGCGGCTGGTCCGGATGTTGACGCATCCGGACCAGCCGCTCTTTTTCACTTCGGTGTTGAGACTTCTTTGGCGTATGCCTGACAGGCAGCGAGGGCAATCAGCCCCCGGTCGCCGTCATCGGTGACGCCGATAATTCGTTGAGCATGCGCTGGGTCAAGTTCGGCTCTTGTGGGGCCATGAACCACGCCGCCGGTGGCGGTGGTGGCTGACAACGATCCGTTGCCGGCGCTGGTGGTGGCGTCGAGTAGGACTGACAGGCGCAGATCAGCAGTGGCAAGGCGGTCGCGCAGGCGACCTTGATCACGTTGGACATCGCTCAAAGCTCGGTAATGAGTTTGTTCACTGGTGGCCAGGCGCTGCTGGAGCGCGAGGCGTTTGTCCTGTTCGGCACGCTGCTGCGCAACCGTGGCCAGGGCCAACTCTTTAAAGGTTTCGGTGTGGAGTCGGGCCTGCTCTGCGAGCTGTTTGCCGTAGCGCCAATCCTGTAACTGCCAGGCGATGGCGGCGGAAGCACCGGCTAAGACGACCAGCAGCACTCCTTTTGCCAGCAGCCGATACGGCGCCGGGATCAGTTCGCCGAGACGCATAACACCGCCCTCGCCCGCCCCCACAACTCCAGCCGATCCTGCAGTCCGTTCAGACCGCCGTTGATCCTGCGGGTGATCGTGTTGAATTCGTTTTGATCAGCCAGCGCGTTCAGCCCATTCACTGACCAGAACCATGCGGCTGATTCGGCGGCCCACTGCGGCAGTTCCAGCAATTCAGGCGTGCGCAGCAATCGCTCGTCACCGAACAGCGCCAAGCTGCAGCGCAGGTAGTTGTCGTGGCCAGTGACCTGGATCAAGCCGCGACCGCGATAGCGCTGGCCATCACCATCCGCTGCCGGCGTATTGCCCAGTTTTGTAGCCAGGTTGCCGGTGTCGTATTTGCTCAGGTACTGGTCGCCGCCCAGTTCCCGGACGTACTGCAACTGACCCGACTCGTGACCGACTTGCGCCAGAAACGCGGCTTGGCGTTTCGGCGTGTTGATCTGTCGATGGGCCATGGCTGCGTTGAGGGCGGATACAAAAACGCCCGCTTGGCGGCGGGCGTTGGGCATGATGCGTTGCAGTTGTTGTTCAGTGATGGACATACAAACTCCAGACATGAAAAAGCCGCACTCAGGCGGCGATGGGATGCGTTTACTGCTTCTCGATGTTCACGACCTTGAGGGGTGGTTTGGCCTCTTTCTTTTTCTTGCCCTTGGATTTGCCTGCTTTGCCGGCATTACATTCGACCGTGGTCGACCAGCCGGACTGGGTGAACACCTGTTCAACGGAGTCCGCCAGATATTCACCGTCAAGACCTTCCTTGAAACCTTGGGCGAGAATCGGGCGCTCGGCAAAAATGTCGGTGCGGCCGGGCATCTCAAAGCGCACGTCGGCGGTCGAGCGATTGAACGCTGACAGACGGGCCTTGGCCGCTGCTTCGGCGGCTGTCTTGTTCGGGTAGATATGGCGATCGGTATGCACCGCCGGCAGACCGTCCGGGGCGTCGTCGTTGTCGATGGTGACCACCGCCAGCTTGCCGTCCTTCTTGTTCTGGTGCTTGGTGGCCACCGCCTTATGCGAGTTGCGATCGCCGAGACTGAATTGCCAGCGGCTGAGGTCGCTACGCGTCAGGGTGATGGCACCGAACGCTTTACCAGTTGCGGTCTGACCACCTTGGCGCGGCATCACCAACAACTTGCCGTCAGCGACTTTGGCCGTGCAGTCGTACTGCTTGGCCAGCCGGGTGATGAAGTTAAAATCGGACTCGTTGAGCTGGTCGACCCGCGCGACTTTGGTCGAGACCGGGCACACCGGTTGCCAGCCATTGCGCGCGGCGATGTCGGCCACGATCTTCGACAGCGGAACGTCTTCCCAGCTTCCGCTGCGGATGGTCTTGCCACTGCCCCGCATGTCGCTGGCCTTACCCTTGATTACGATGGTATCCGGCGGCCCCGAGACCTCGACCGTGTCCACCGTGTAACGGCCCATGCGCGTCAGGGCTGTTTCGGCATAACCCAGATAGACTTCAATCGAGCTGCCACGGCGTGGCAATTGCACCTGACCCTCACGGTCGTCGATACGTAATTCAAACTCGTCGGACTCCATGCCCGGTTTGTCAGAGGTGCGCAGTAACAACAGCCGATCATTGATTTTGGCCGTGACGTCGGCACCGTCGGCGACGATTCGAAACATTGGAGTCATGATTTTTTCCAATACAAAAACCCGCACAAGGCGGGTCAGAAAAACAAGGTATCGTTACGCGCAACGCGGCGCGGCGCCGGCGAATACATCGCCCTGGGTCAATCCCAAAGGCTCACGCCCTCATTGGTTGGGCTGGGCAGATCCGGCAGGACGATAACAACGCCATACCGGAACGGCTGAGGCTCCTCGGCCAGCCCCTGATTGGCATCAAGCACAGCCTCGACGCTGCCATTAAGATGGCCATACACGTTGTTGCAAATGACATCGAGCATGTCGCCATCAGACGTCCTGCATGTCTTCGCCATACCGCTCAAACTCCAAAGTGAAACCCTGTTTGCGGGGAATGCCGCCGTGCAAAAAAGCGCCCTGTTCGTCGTTGATCGTCTTCAGGCACCACGTTCCGATCACCTCGCCATAACCCGTGGTCATGGTCAGCGGTTGAAGCCTGGCCCCGATGGAACGCAACGTGTCGAGCTGCTTCAAGCCACCTTTAAAGCCCGGGTAGATAGTGCCCTTGAGCGTCAACTTTTCATCGCCCATACCGATGGCCTGCTTCGCCGGCCGGCGCGTCAGCCGCTCCTGCGAAGCCCAGCGGAACTCGGTCGAACGGCTCAGCTCATCAAAGGCCGCCGTGTCCAGGTTGAAGTAATACGGCTCAATTTTCGGATCACGCGGCTGGATAATCATCAGGTGCGGGAACGGTTTTACCGCCTCCGGCGCCGGTGTGGCATCCACGGCAAAGGAACTGGTGGGCACGATGTTGGCCAGCGACGGGCTCACCTTGCCGGCGACGTTGTTGATCGCCGTGGCCGCCTTGCCCGCTTGTTCCTTCAACGTGCCCAGCCGCTCCTGTACTTCAACCGCCGCCCGGGTGGCGCGGCCGTACACCGCCGCCACCTGACCGACCTTGGCTTGAGCCGCATCGACGCTGCGCATCACCCGCTGAAGTTTGGCGCCGATGGCCGGCCCGACAAACGGGATGTTCTCCAACTTGGACGCGGCGCCGGTCAGCTCGCGGATCGCGCCATTGACCGGGGTCAGCATGCCGTCAGCACTGCGCCCCCCGGTTTCTGCTGCCTCGACCAAATACTTCAGGCTTGATTGCATCTGCTCCATGTAGGCCATGAAACCTCCTTACAGATGGGGTTCGTCGTACAGCTTGGCAGCGTTACTCTTCGCCGCGTCCGCCATCATTCGCTGCATGTGTGGCATCAGATCCTGCGCCAGACGCTGGGGGTCTTTGACGTCACCCTGCACCGTAACCGGCATGCTCAGCGAATATTGAAACTGCTGATCCACCTTGGCAGGCGCCGGCTTCTCCGGCTCTTTGGGTTGAATGGCCTGCGCTGCCGACTTGAGCGGCGCCGTCACCGCCATCGAGCGCGCTGCATCACCTAACACCGGGCCTTGCTGCGTCGCTGACGCCATCATGAGCGGCGTGGTAGGCACGGGCGCCTTTGGCTTTTCCTCGGGCTTTTCATCCTCGCCACCAAACAGCGATTTACCCAAGGATCCACCCAGCGCTGCACCGCCCTGACTGCCAAGGTAGGCACCGATCATGCCTCCGATGGCCGTGCCGATAATCGGCACCACCGAACCAATGGCCGCGCCCGCTGCCGCACCAGCCATGGTGCCGGCCAGGTTGCCAGCGGCCTCACCATAACCCTCAGCTTTTTCATCCTTGGTCTTGGCGTTTTGAAAGGTTTCAACAGCCATCGCGCCGGATTCCAGCAGCGTACCGCCAGGAATGATCTTGCCCACCTTGCCGACCTTACCGACGGCGCCTGCGACGACGCCGAGCTTGGACAACGCCCCACTTGGAACGGAAGGGACTGACGGCAATGGGATCGGGACAGGGGGACGCGGTGCCGGAACAGGTGGCCGTGAAACCGGAACAGGTGAACCCAGAGCCGGAACAGGTGGCCGCGAAACCGGTACAGGCGCACCCAAAGTCGGAACAGATGGCCGAGAAACCGGAACAGGTGCACGCGGAGCCGGAGCTGGTGGATGTGAAACCGGTACAGGCGCATGCGGAGCCGGAGCTGGTGGACGTGAAACCGGTACAGGCGCACGCGGAGTCGGAACAGGTGGACGAGGCGCAGACAGACGAGGCCCTCTCGAACTCGGCAACGACCGGCGCCGAGCGCTGCGCCTTGCCCCACGTCCACGTCGACGCGATTCGCCCGACGCATCCACACCGCCACCCATAGCGCCGGCATTGACGACGAAAACCTTTTTGACGCCGTCGTTACCTGCATCAGCTGCAGTACCAAGGCCACCGCCTGCTACCGCTTCTTTCACCCGCGAAACAACATCCAGGCCAGTCGCTACCAGATCAAGTTCGCCGGGGTTTTTATTGCGGGCTTCGCTTCCACTCCTGCCACCCCGCGACCGACGCGCGATGTTTAGCAGCCCCTTGCTGATCTTGATCGTGCTGACGATACCTTTAAGGGCGACCAGCCCCGCCCCGACTGTGGCGATACCGGCGACTACCCCGGGCGCGCTATCAGTCAGCGACGTGATGCCCTTGGTGAGTTTGGTCAGCGTCTCGGCCACGGTGTCCGTTACTGGGCGCAGCGCATCCCCCACGCTGCGCATGGCGTCATCCATCGACTGGGCCATTTCGGCCCACTTCTGCGATGACGACTCACGCCGCTCGGCGAGGTTTTTATCGAGGATCCCGGTCGCCTCGCGCGAATCGTTTTTAAGCTGGCTGTAAAGTGCCTTGTTCTGCATGAAGGCCGATAGCGCCGCCTTGACCTGCATGTCAGCAAACAGGTCGCCAGTACGCAGGGATTCTTCCAGCGAGGCCATCATGGCCTTGGCCTTTTCTGGATCGGCTTCCTTGCTGATTTTTGACGTGGCTTCGGCCATGGCCGCCGCACGCTTCGGATCGGTCGCCTGAATGTATTTCTGAGCCAGCCCCATACTGGTTTCAAGCGTCGACAGGCCGTTTTGCAAACCGGTCTGCATCGAACCCTTGTAATCAATACCGGCTTTTTCGTAGGCCTTGACCGTGTCGGTCGAGCCGATTTTGCCCATCCAGTTTTTCAGGTTGTTGGCCGCTTCGTCCGAACTGCCGGCCTGCT